TGTCAACGGTGAAGATTCCGCCTGCGCCGTTGGTCGCCTGCGCAACGGTGAGCGACGCGCGGACGGCCGTCAGCGTCATCGCATACGGCATGCGGAACGTCACCTTCCCGGTTCCGGCTGTCAGCGCAGTTGACTCGTCAGACGCCGCGATCTGGATCACCTTGACCGGCGTCGTTCCGGCAGGCGCAGGCCGGAACAACGGCCGATGGTCTTCGTAGCTGGTGATGCTGCTGCCGCCTGCGACCACCTTGTAGAGCCGGATGTAGTCGGTCGTGTTGTTCCAGTTCGTCGTGCTGGTGGCGACCGACACAGCCCCGTTGCTCACCGCGGCGACGACGTAGTTGTCGTTCGATGCCGTCAACGACACCGTGCCGTTGCTGATGCTCGTGCTCAGGTAACGCCCGCCGATGTAGCCCCAGGTAAGCCCAGTGGTCGTCGCAGGGTTACGTGCGTATAGGGCGGCGGGCGATGTCGAGTTGAACAGGTCATTTGCCTTCGCGGCCTGTCCAGCCGTATTCGCCGTCAGCAGCAGGTCCGCGATGACGGAAGTTGAATCAGACATAAGTCACCTACGAGAAGTTGACGCGGATCGTCGGCGCGATGTGGCGGCGCGGAGAGGCATAGCGGATCTGCAACGGATTGCCGTTCACCCGCCAGCCAGCGCCAGACTGGAAAACAGGCGAGGTCGTATTCAGAAACTGCGGCGGGACGGCACGCACGCTCACCTGAAGATTTGTCCCGTCGGCGTAGGTGGACAGGCGGCTATCGTCGATGACGAATGGCGGCGAACCGTTCACATAGATATCCAACGAGCCTTCAGGTCCGGATGCCACAACCAAATACTGTTGATTGGCGGGTATCGTCGGATCGATGCCGATTTCCTGTCCCGTGCCGATGAAGCTGCGCGCGCAGAAGTCAACCGTGATCTGGCTCGTGCCAGTCCTGTGAGCCGTCACGTGCGACGGATGCGGCGGCACCAGCGTCGCCCAGGACTGCGGCATGTAGGTATCGCCGGCGCTGTCCACGCTGGCGCCGCTCGTAATACCGCGCACCATTCCTCGAACTGGCGTCGTCGTGCCGTTCGGCCAGAAGCGACGGATGACCGGAGTCAGCAGCAGGAAGCGATCTCCTACGGCGTGCCCCTCCACAACCTCAGGCGGAAAATTCGTTACGGTGCCGCCGCTCTGCAGGACGTTGTACGGCACCGACTGGGGCGGGATGCGTGCAAACCATTCCGTCGCCTGCAGGCCGCGAAGGAATGTGCGCAGCCGGTAAACGTTAGCGTCGATCAATTCGGCGTCGCGGAAAGCGATGATCTCCTCGCCAATCAGCGCTACCTGTTCAAGGTTCACGAACTCGTCGTGCGTGCAGCTCGAAAGTGTCCCGGATGTGAGCGCCACGTCGATATAGCCGACGTTATCCGTGCATAGGCCGCCGTAGTGGTAGTCGTCCAGTAGAAAAAATCCATGCTGGTGCAGCGCGTTGAGCGTGCCGCCCATCGTCGACGCAGTCTCGATCGTGATCTCCGGCACATACTCGGAGTTGCCGTCCGGCTTGCGGTAGATCGAGGCACCCGGCCAACCTGCAGGCGTGAGCGGTGCCCCGGCCCCGTAGTAGCCAGTGCTGCCGAAGTCCTGCTCGCGCAGAGGGGGTAGGTCTGCGGCGATAATCTGCGTGATGCCGGGAAGCCGCACAACCTGCGTGGACGGGTTGACGGGTGCAGCCGTACCCGTCGGCACGAACGCCGCGGCATCCACGTCCAGCCCTTCCCACTGGATCAGGTTGCCGCTTTCCCGCTTGCTGGTGACGCGCACCCGATAGGTCGTCATGCGACTTCCAGATCCAGCACGTCCGTCGGCTCATAGGCGGCATACTTGACGGTCGTGGCGAAGCTGCGCTGGTTTCTTGCGGTCCAGCCCTCGTACATGATGCGGTAGGCGCACTCGATGCCTTTCTCGTCGGACATGGCGATCTTCAGCTGCACGCGCATGCGCTCGATGCTTTCCGTCGTCCCCCGGGTCACGCGCTGCGTGCCCACCTGGTAGTCGGCGTGCGGCGCGACGTAGCTCACCTCCACCAGCATGGGCAGTTCGGATTCCTGCGTTCTAACCGTCTCGACCAGCGCCTCCTGAGCCGCACCTTGGCCTGCCCCTAGATCGTCCTGCGCAATGGCGACTACAGGTGTCGCGTGGCGCAATACAAACTTGATCGCGTCATCCGACTCCACGCCATCGAAGCCATATCCGACCATGAGCGGCTCGATGGCCGCGCGCGCAGTTCCGGTCGTGTCGAACAGGTAGCCGCTGACAACGATCTCGGCGAGATCGGTTGCGTCGATCTCGCCAGAACTCCGGCCGGCGAGGACGCATATTTCCTCAACCACCTCATCTAGCGTTACGTCAGCCGCCAGATTGGCGGCGCGGGTGAAGCCGAAAAGCTGGTCATCGAAGCGCACCCAGCAACAGGCGTTGTCGGCGAACACGGATACCTGGCCCGTGTGCAACGTGTCATCGTCATAGTCCAGCAGCGCGAGCGTGCGCATCACGCCATCCGCGCCGATCTCGTAGACATGGATGCCGAGGTGGGCTCCGGCCGTCCACAGGTGGCGGCGGTCGCTTTCCATCATGCCGCCCTGAAAGATCGTTATCGACCCGTAGCGCGATCCCATCGGGCCTGCGGCTGGGTGCGGCGGCGCCATCGCCGCGTCGCAGGTGCCGCGTGCGTACTCTACGAACGCGCCTACTTCGTCCTCTGGCGCCCAGTCGAAGATGATCCAGCGCTGCGCCGTGGAGTCGTCCGTGTCGTTCAGCAGCACGAGCACGCCAGACGAATCAGCCAACGGCACCACGGTGCGAATCCATGCGCCGCCGTCGGACAGCACCGACTCGAAGAACGGTGCCACCATGCCGTCGCCTTCGCTGTAGCTGCCAATGACCTGGCTGGCGCGACTGCCGAAGTCTGACGAGATGTAGGCATACACGCCCCGGCTCGGCAAAAGCAGCGTGTCATAGTGGCCGGAGCCGCCCGTCGTTTCAGCAGGCTCCGCCCCGCCGATGATCGAGGTCGGCATGATCCGCAGGTCATCGCCTTCGAGCGTGCTGACTACACCAGTTGTCTGTGTGGCACCTTCCGGGCCGCCAACGAGAACCGCCGTGATCTCGCCTGACACGGCATGGATGCGCGTGCTCGCCTGCCAGTCGGCCTGCAGCATCTTGCGTGGCCCGAGCGTGGTTGCGCCACGCACCACCTCCGCCGTGATATTCGGAAAGGTCGTGCCGAGTTCAATGTCCGTGAACACCGCGTAGCACAGGCCGCGATAGGCCGGGGTGGAACCAACACCCTTGACCGCCTCGATGGTCGGGTCCGGCAGTTGCGTCTGCGAGCCTGGGTAGAAGCGCACGCCTTCGCCGCCCAGCCCGTAGCTGGAAAAGATCGACGTGATATCCGCGCCGTCGCTCAGGTCAAATTGCAGCTTCTGATTGATCCACAGTTTGCGGATGCCGGTCGCCTCACCACGGCAGAAGCCCACGGCAATGTCGGCGTAGCGCTTCTTGTACTTGAGCTCCGCGCCACCGCCCTTGCCCTGCTGTTCTTCGACCTCGACCTCGCGGATCGGCGAGCACCAGAACACGTTGCCGCCCACGCGCATCGCGCCCCACAGCAGCGGGATCGCGGCGCCGTAGGTGGAGGACATCAACTGGAAGTCGCCGAGCTTCGGCCCTTCGATCTGCTCTGGCCACAGCGCGTTGCCGAGTGCTGCGCCCAGCATGCCGCCGACCATCGATCCGATCGGGCCAAAGTACGACCCTGCCACCTGACCGACGATGGTCAGGCCCGCACGTCCGCCGGCACCCATTACGCTTCCTTGAACCGGAAGGCGGCAACCACCTTACGGCGCCACGTTTCGTCTAGACGGTGCTCGATGACCTTGCGCGCCGGGACATAGGCGTGAATCACGGACAGTTCGCCTGCCGCCGGGTAGTCGCCGACGAGGCCGACGTGATCCGGCAGACCGGAGGTAGAGAACAGCAGCACATCGCCGGGCTGGATCACATCCAGAGGAATCACTTGCATGTACTTCTCAAGCTTCTGCCGCAGCGTCACACCATCGGGCTTGCGCTTGTAGTTAGCCGACTCATTCGCTACGTCTATCAGTCCGCACTCGCGCGAAACCTCTGATACGAAGCCGATGCAGTCCACGCCTATGCCTTTCCGGCGTCCTTGATGCGCCCACTTCGTGCCGCACCAGGTTCTAGCCTCCGCAACGATCTCGGCGCGTGTCATTCCGTGCCCGAGTTCAGCATCCGGTCCATGCCTGGAATGTCCGCGAAGCCGCCGTAGTTCAGGATGTTGTTGAACTTGGCGATGCACGTTGCTTCCGTCTTGTCGCAGCCGGGGATCAGGTTGCCGGTGTCGCCTACCTGGATCTCGAACGGCATCTGCAGCTGAAGGGACACGACGCCAGTGTCGAAGCTGGCCCGCACTTCCATGCGATAGCCGGCGTTGTTTCCGGTCGTCCACTCCACGATGCCGTAGCGGAACCAGTTGTCCGCCTCCATCACGTCTGCGGTGAACTCAAGCCGCGAGGCAACGGCCGTCACCTCAAACGCCTGCGTGTAGCCGTTGGAGTCGTTCAGATCGACCTTGCAGTCGGCGTCGCCAAGCTGCCACGGACAGTTCGCGCCGTAGGTGCGGCCGATGTTGTTCGCCAGCGCTTGCATGAGGCCGCGCAGCTCGGCGCGGAAGCGCTGGCCGTCATAGGCGAATTGCCCGATCTCGCCGAACCGCTGCAGCAGAGCGCCCTGCGTCAGGTCTGCGTAGTTGACGACGAACAGGCGGATAGTCGCGCCGTCCCACTTGCCGGCCTCAACGTCTACCTGTGTGATGCTGGCCGCGTCGAAGAACGTCGTGACTTCGAGGTTATCGACGTTCAATTGTCCAGTTGTCGAGACTTCGCTGGACGAGAAGCCGGTCAGCGCCTCGTAGGTGTCCCCACCGAACAGGATGTCAACGTCGTGATCGGTGAAGTGGAACTGCTCGCCGTCCCTGCGGGTAATCTCCCACAGCCGCGCGAGCGTTGTCGTCCGCCCGGCAATGTGCGAAGCCAGAGCAACAGAGATCGTCTTCACTCGCCGCCCTTCAGTTCAACGAGAGTGATCGACGGCAGCTCGATGATGAGTTCGCCGGCCGCGCCGTTCCTGTCCATGATGACGCCATTGAACTCGTCCGTGTCGAAGCGAACTGGCACGTCGAACTCGAACGACGCGGACAGACTGTCCGTCGGCTGCGGGAAGTAGCTCGCCGTCCCGCCGCTGGCCGTCAGGCCGTTGGTGTTCGTGCTTGTCGTGATGACGGCGCCGGCAACATTCGTGATGGCGTGAGACTTGCCGTTCAGAATGTCCGCTGCAGTGCCAGTGACGCCAGTCACGTAGATGCGGCCACCGATGGCGAGGTTCGGCGAGAAGGCCGAAGCCAGCGTGAATACGTGCGACGCGGCCGTGGTGTGCGCGCTAATGCCGCGCGTCTGATCGGCGACGAAGGTAATCTGCCCAGTCGTCGTGCTGATCGCGATGTTCCCGGCCGCCACGCCGACCGTGACCGGCGAGCCGTTGCGGCGCACAACTACAGTGCCGGCCACTGGCTTGAGGATGCGGCGATACGTCGCAAGGCTAGCCAGCATGTATATCTTGTACAACTGGTAGACAGGCAGCCCGTAGCCGAATCCCTGCGCGCCGACAGCCGGCCCGGCTAGCAGTCCCTGCAGCCTGCCTTCCGCGACAGTCGCCTGGTAGTCGCCCCAGTCCTTCCAGCGGAAGCCGTACAGCCGCCCAAAGCACAGCATGTACGCCGTCTTGATCGCCATGAACTCGGACTGAATCCGCGCGGCCATGCCGATCTCGTAGCGGTGCCGCGCAATCGACCAGTTGCCGTTGCGCGACTCGACGCCGGACCGGACCGGGACGACGTTCGTGCTGAACGTAGGCCCGCCGCTCGCGCCGAACTTCA